TATCATATGAATTCGGAACAACAACTAATCTTATTATTGTACTTGATGCGCCGTCAACATTACTTACTGTTGTGATATTAATAGAATTAATAATAACCTTACCAGTAGTATAATCTATTGTTCCTGCTGTATTATTACTATAAGTTCTAACTGTTCCCACAAAATAATATCTTCTTACATTTCCATCACCATCATCATCAAAGAAATATTCATTCGTTGTATCTCCAGAAATTTTAAATCCAGTAGAACTTAAAATACCACCCATACTTTTATTGTGTTCGGTATGTGGATTATATAATGCGTTATTAAAATAAACTGTATAATTCGTTGCAGTAGATAATATAGGTGTAAATAATTGTGCGATTTTAATTGTTGTTATATTCGATAAAATAGATGCATGTGTATTATCTATTTTTCCTGTAACTTCTGAATGTCTAAACACACCATTAAATTGAGTTAATATATTAGTATTATAATTCGAAAGTGTAGCGATTACATCTGATTTTAATGTGTCTAATAATTTTGTTGTTGCAGTAGAATCGTATTTAAAATTGGTTGTAAGAAAAATATATGTTATGATTGGGTCAACAACTACTGGAGTTATAGATGCAACTTTATAAGTTTTTAATCCATTTTCTATATTAGTCTTTTGTGTAATAGTTAAATAATCTCCACTTTTTTGTCCGATTGAAATATAGACTTTACCATATACTGGAGTTGAATCCGTATCACTTCCTTCTTCACCACCCCAAATTTGAATTGATTGTGCAGTAGGAAATAAAGTCTTTACATGAAGTTTGTAATCTTCTGCTGTTACAGCACGACCTTGTGAAGAATAATCAAGTGGTGCATTATATTTTATTGATGCAAGAGTTTCTGCGTTTCCGCCACCATTTGCATTTGAGACAGTTGCGACTGTTATATTAGTTACTCCACCAATAGGACCAGTATTACTAAATGAATAAGCACCATTTGCTTCATCTGTATTTGTTACGACATATGAAAGTATAACGACATTTCCACTTGATGGTGCTTTACCGATTACACCATCTCCAAAGTAAACTTCAAATTTTCCATTTTCTACTTCTTTTAGAAAATAATTAGTTGCAGTATCACTTACTGTTGTAATATCTGTTGCTCGAGTATATGTACTTGTAGTTGTATCTGTTGCAGAAGTTTGAAGTTTAACTATAAGAGTATCTGTATCTGCTAAATTACTTGTTATAAGAAATCTTTGGTCCACATCAGAAGTATCAACAATATATTTTGTATTTACATAAGTACCTTCATAAATTTTTAAATTATCAAATCTTAATACTCCACTACTTGTAAGAGCAGTTATATCAGATACAGTTACAAAATTGTATGTTGTATTATTTACACTTGTGGAAAATTTTGTACCAGCACTCATTGTCGCACCTGCAAGTGAAGTATTATTTAAAGTAACATCTATTGTTGCAATTGGAGATGAAACAGATGATGGTGTATAACCTAACATTTTTGCATGAGAAACTATACTTGAACGAAGAGCGGCACTATCAAGGAACATTTCATTCGCTAACATATTCATATTAAATCCGAGGTAATGGGTATTGTATGCAAGTAAATCTAATAGAACTGACATACCAGAACCTTCAAAATTATAATCAGTAAATTCGTTTTGTGCTTTTAAAAAAGTTTTTAGATTTGCTTTAACGTCATCAAAATCAAATTCTGTTACTCTCAATCTTTTAGAGTTTGTAGCCATTTTATCTTATCCTCTCCAACATCAAATCTAAAGTTTCTAATTCAGTTGGAGCATTAACCACATAAAATTCCACAGTACAATTATATGCATTTCTGTCTAAATCTTCTAATGATTTAACACCGACTAATCTTGCTCTTGGTTCAAAATTTTCTATTACTTCTTCTATTTGTTTTGTTAATAATATTGAACTTGATGGTGTCATTGGGTCAAATAAAGTTCCTAATATATTAGAACCAATTTCTGGATGAAAAGGTCTTTCATAATGATTAGTTAATACGAGATTACGAATCGACCTTTTAACTGCTTGGACATCTGTAACTTTATTTACATCTTTATCCGAACTATTCTTTTGGAAAAACAGATTTAAATCTTTGTAAATCTTTGCACTACGAGTTGATTCGTTAGTCGCTTGTGCATCAGTATGACCGTCTTTTATAAATGTTGTATAGTTTGCCATATCGTTGTGGAACTCCTATGTCTATTTATAATAATAATCTCCAATTCGACTTAATCCTCTTGTATAAATTGAGTTATGAGAGAAAGTCTTTCTATATTTTCTACTTTGTATAAAGTATAAGTAACAAGTATCTCATCGCCTTCTTCTATATCCTTAATCGTATCAAGATACCAGCGATGTCCTTCTTGTGTCTTTAGTGCATTTGGTTTCATAGAATGATTATAAAAACCACCTAATGGAGTTCTAAGTATTTCTGTATCAACATTTATATGGGATAATCCTAATCTAGTCCCTTTAGGTATATTATCAGTAGCAAATATTCCCACTCCATGTATTCCACTTTCTCTTATTCTTAATCCTTCCTTTAAAGGTCTATAAAATTCTGACATTGATATATCCCTACACATTTTATTTTAGAGTTACTGCCTTGAGGCCTCGAGCTCCAGCTGAGCTTCTAAGGCATACTCTGGTGCAGAATATTCATCATCACCTCGGAATATTTTTATTAAATCGGCATACTGAGCTTCTACTCCTTTTATACTTACCCCAATTTTTTTTTCCCAATTAGATATTATTTTTTCAGTCCATTCGCCTTCTTTCTTATATTCTTCTTCTGTTGCTTGTTTTTCCTCTTTTGCCCATTTCACTCGTAATCTGAGAGTATATTTATGGTTTTCTACATCAGAAGTTATCATTCTGTGAAGTCTCTTTGGTCGGCCAGTTCCATATTCAACAATATCTGCATATTTTTCATACCCTTTAAGTCTTGTATATCCTTTATCAATAATTCCAAGAAACTTATAAAATGGTTCATTAAATCTAACTTGGAAATCTATTTGTTCTTTACTGATATCAATATTCTGTTCTTTCTTTATCTTTGCGACAAAGGTATCAGTAGACAATGTTTTCTGTCTTACATTTTCAAATTTTTCTTTTGCTATCGCTGGGTGAGTATCAAAATTATCATCTTCTAATAAAGTAATTAAAGTCTCCCCATCTATGACTTCTAATTTTGATTTTATATCATCAGTATATATCGTACCATTTGCACTTCTTTTAATTTCTATTTTAGCTATTTGTTTCGCAAATTCATCTTTTGATTTATCTAGTATTACGGTTGCATCAGCAATTATAGTATCATTACCTTTACTTTGATTTATTGTATCCTCACTTATTTCAGATAAATCTTCTTTCACAGCATTTAGTTGTGCTGTTAATGTCTTGGTCGCCTTTTCAAATACTTTTGTACTCCCACCCAATATTTCAAAATTAGGAACATTCTTTACGAGATTTTTTGTTAATCCTGCTTGGTCGAAAGAAGAAAAACTTGATACATCTATACTTGATTGTATATCTGAAAGCATAGATGTTAAATCCTTTCCCTTTCCACTTAATGCAGTACCAAAACTACTTTTGAGAGAAGATAATTTACTTACATATGCAGTTGGATTAGATAAATTCAAACTCATTAAAGATGACATCTCACCTTGTAAAGATGTTGTTGGTACATCTGGAAGTGCTGGCATCAAACCCGATATAGTATTTTTCAAAGTTGTCATACTTGTAGTAGCAAGAGTTTTTACAGTTGATGCAGATGATTCTGCATTTTCTAATAATAATTTTTTTAAATCTTCTCGTTTTTTCGTTACAAGTTTTTTAGCTTCATTAATACCACCAAATTGTGGTTTTGGAATTTGTGCTTCAAATTTGGGAAATGCCATTTATATTTTCTCCTATAATGCTGGAACATATACTGTACTATTAGTTACACCTGTTCTAATTGTTGTAGTGCTAGAATCTGTTGCGCCTGTTACTGAAGTAGTTTTTGTATCGCCTTCAACTCTTTCACTTTTGATACCCTCAAAATAAAATGATGAAGTACTCTTATATTGTTGTATGGTAGCACCAGTAATTGATGTTGTTAATGATGAATTATAAGTTTCTGTAATAGCACCAGTAATAGTTTCAGTTAAAGTTCCAGCTATTGTATGTGTTTCGTTTGCTTCGGTTTCAATAGTTAAATTAGAAGCAGATTTAATATTCATTATATCTCCTGTCTTAATACTTATTGCACCGATAGATGTTTGAAGATAACTTCCAGTTGATATAACAGACATACTACCATCAACAAACAAACTATAATCTCCCATAAGTGCCATATCATATGCTCCATTAATATTTGTATTTAAATCCTTTTCTATCGTTTGTATATAATTCTCACCGATTCTACTTATATAATCTTCACTAATATTTTCTGATAGATTTCCTCTTATTTCTTGTCCAAGATTTCCACCAGATTCTCCAGCACCAATTTTTATATATTTGTTTTTATGGAGTTTTTCGGTATAATCGCCTTCTACTTCTAATACATAATCACCTTTGATTAAATGTCTTACATCTCCCTCGACTGTTAGATTAACATTACCCTTGATGTAACAATAATCATTCCCTGCTATTATTTGATAATTATCTTTAACAATTTTTGTTACGACAGTTCCATCTGGGTGAATTTCTTCAAATGTTCCTGTTCTATGATATTTAAGTAATCTCTCACCGCCTGGACTATCATCTATTTCATGGACATGTCCACTTTCACTTTCATGGACATGATTATATGGATATATCGTTGCACTATTTGATTTTGGATTAGGTTCATCAAAAGTACTTCGTGTTTCTGCTTCAGCATAATTTTCTATTGTTTCAAGAAAAGGTTTTGTTGCAACTGGAAGACTTGTAAGTCTTGTAATTCTTCTATTATAAAGAGATGGATGTGTTTCCCCAATAGCACCCCTTGCTAGTGAATTGGTATCATTATCTCCAATCACTTTAGGATAAATTCCTGAAGGGTCAGAAAATCCTTTTGTTGTATCTACATTATCTTTATTATATCCTGGCAATGTACCGATAATAACAGGTTCTTGTTTAAAAAGTGCATCTTTAAAAAATCCAACTACCCAAGTTCCCTCAACCATAAATGGTGGAGTGTTTCCCATACCATTCATTGAAGGATTTGTAATCGGGTGCATAACTTCTGCCCACGGCAAAGTTTTAGTTGGTATTTTATCTAAATCTTCTGTATGATACCCTAAACAACGGACACGAACTCTACCAAGTTTATCAGGGTCATCTCTATCTTCTACGACACCAACAAACCAAACAAACCCGTCTTGGCCCATGAAATGATTTTGTTCCATATCTTAATCCTGGAAATCGCCAGTTTCAGGCATATCTTCATCTTCAGATTTAATTTCTTCTTGACAACAATTATCTTCACATTCGCATTCACATTCAGAATTTCCACATGAACATTCTGTTCCAGAAGTATCAATTGTATTTGCTATCACATGATAACCATTTTGTTGAGTATAAGACATAATATCCTCCTGCTAATATTTATAAAGAATATTTGAATAGTATATCAAAAATTAATGTTAAAAAAAAGGATTGGCAATCTTTTGATTGTCAATCCTATAAATCAGTTTTTAGACTTGATTAGGTCGGCAATTTGAGTTTCATAAGTCAAACTCCCTGCTATCTGGAAAATACTTTAGGAAATTCTATCTATGAATTTATTACATAACACTCTTTTTTTGAGTTTTCCACTTCTGTTTTTGCCGAATTCTTTTATCAATTTTCTTTTGTTAGCACCAACCAACTCATCAGAAAGTTCAACATCATTCAATTCAAGTCCTTTACCGCCTGGCAACAGGAAGTAATCATCAAATCCAAAGATACCTTGAACATTATAAACACCATCTTTGCTAATTTTATGTACGATATCTGTAATTGTATTTTCAAATCTAAATCTCTTACTTCCCGGCTTTTCTTCTTTATCGATTTTAATATTCATATCTTTGTCATAACTTGATAGTACCCATTCTTGGTTCGGCCAAAGGACATTATCCATCTCCTGTAGTCTAACTTTTCCATTTTTTGTAGCTTCTATCAAATGAAAACCAATTATATTGCAATTTGTATTTTGTTTTACAATCTTTGTCAATTGTTCAAATTCAAATGCGAACAAACTCTCTGATTTACTATCGCCTCTTGTTCTTCCCTGACCTTCCCCATAATAACTTCTTGGTGGTGGAATATCAAAAGAATTATATTTTCCAACTTTAACATGAGTATTACTTTTCAAATAAGCTTCTTCTTTATCTTTTTCTTCTTTGTCAAAGTGTGGCGCATAATCATTATGCGTAGGAATAGCTTCATAGTCCATAAAGTCAGTAACTTTTCCATGTCTTTCTCTTGTTTTCGATTCACTATGATATGTAGCAGTATTCATACCATACCCATCTGTTAAATAACAAATATTAAGTTTATCAACACCATAGGTTTTCATAAATCTTTCACTCACTCCGATATTAACATAAGCAGTTTCTATCAAAGGAGTTCCACCCAATTGTAATCTTCTAGGAACATGAACAGAATAATAAGCATCTCTTTCCTTACTTTGTTCCTTAATTGTCCAAGGACTCATTCTTTTGGATAGTCCATAAAATCTTTTAAGTGCTTCATTTAATTTTGCATTATTCATTTTTGAATTACAAATTTCAAATAAATTAAAAGCTTGCAATAATCTCATTTGACCAACTTCTTGAGAAAATACCGTTCTAGGGGAATCATCATCATCTGATTTTGCAAAACCATTTGTAAAAGCATAAACCTCAAAAGGAATATTTGTTTTCTTTGCAAACCAAATAAGATTGAATAATTGTTTTATAGTAGGAGTTAAATTTCTATCCATACTACCTGACCAATCAAGGTAAAAAATCAATCCATGACTTTTACCGTCAGGAATGTTTGTTACTTTTAAGAATAAATCATCTTCAAATTTATATTTGTGAAGAAGTTTAAGATTTAAAGAACCCTGTTTGCTGATAGTCGCTCTCGCATAATTATCAGCAGATTTTTTCATCTCAAATTCTTTAACAAGATAATTCACATTTTGCATAGAAGTATTTTTAAACTCTTTAAAATCTTTTTCTAAATAATTTATCATTAAATTACTATCTGTATTACCATGACTTTTAACGAACTCATCATCCATTTTAGCAATTTTCTCATAATCAACAATCACTTCATCTAAATCATATGCAGGCATTTCAACATTCAAATACTTGCCTGTTGTATCAGCAGTATCTTCTAATTTCTTTTGAAGATTTTTATCAGTTATACTTTCTGAAGAATAATCATCTTTCCAATCTTCGCCACCTTTAGTTGACTTAATATCAACAGATTCATTATTTTCATCTGAACCGTTTTTATCTTTATCTTCTTTTCCGCTGTTAGTATCTGTTTTAGTTACTTCTACTTCAACAGTTTCTCCGTTTTCCATACCATCAGCAGTAGTAGTTTCATCACCGATTGATATATCACCATCAGATTTAATTGATTTGCCTTGACTTTCTTTATTATCTTCCATGTAAGTCGCAAGTTTTTCTGCAAAATTAACAGCGTCTAACCAAGTAGTCATTTTGTTAATCTCATCAAAAACCCATTGTTCTTTATCAAGGAATTTAATATCATTATTTTTAGTTTTAGCAAAAATGTTTAGTCTATCAATAAGACCTAATTCTTCTAATGATTTAGAATATGTTTTAATACCAAAGAAATCTCTTTTCGTTAATTCAACATAACCAGTTTTGAAATTTCTTATCAATCCAGGATATTTGTTTTGAATCATTTTTTCAATTCTAATATCTTCAACGACATTAATAAACGATTTAGGGATTTTTCTTTTTTTACATTCTTCTATGATTTCTAATGGAGTATAAAGAGCATGGCCAACTTCATGACCAACTAATAAATCATAAACATTTTGACTTACGTCTTCCCATACAGGAACAGCAAGTCTTCTGTTTTTCAAATCAAAATACGCAGTTGGTATCTTTTCAGATACAACATCAATATTTTCTGTTGCAAGTAATTTCGCAACAGTTTTTTTAGGTAAACTAACAGGTTTCGAAATATCTGTTTTTTTCATTTTTATGGTATCTCTCAACATCACTCTATAAGCATAACATATGGAGGTCTAAAGTCAAGTGCTTATATTTGCTAATGATGTCAGGGACTTAGGTTATCGGTGGGGGTAAATATGGGGATATCAAGATAGATACAAGATTATTATCCACGTCCTTGTCTATGATATGCTTTAAAATCACGTTTTTTATCCTTTGATAAAGTAGAAGTTTTAATCCTTGATTTTTTACCAGCGATACTGGTTTTCTTATCAAGTTTTTTATGTGTTATAATAGCAGTATATCTGATGTTTTTTCCCATGATATGTTATTTATCAAATTTCTCAGGGATGTCGGCACTATCTTCCATTTTGTACCAATTATCATCTAAGTATTTCTTCATCCTTTCTCTATATCTTTTAAATTGATTTCCATGTTCATCTTCCACCACGACTTCCTCATATTCATCTTTTTCAATTATTTCCGTTTTCTTGGGTTTATATTTTTTCTTCTTTTTATCCACAGGATTATCCACAGGATTATCCACAATAACTTTTGGTTTTCTGGTATTGATTATCGTTTGGTTAGCAGCAATCAGCAATGCAATTGCAAGTGGGTCAAAAACAAAAATTATAAGTAGGATAACTGCTCGTACCGATTTCTCCAAATATAATTTTGCATCTTGTCCATAGACAAGTTCTGCGATATATTTTATAGGACCAATCTCTCTTTCAAAGATTTCTATTTTAAATCGTAATTCTGATTGAACATCTTCATATCCATCTATCTTAGATTGTGATGTCGTGATGATATTATTATAATAATCTAAGTTCTCTTTTTGCTTCTTCTCAAACGAAAATGCACGAACAACATTTCCCCTTGAAATACTTTTATCTATTCCACGATTGATTCTATCTACTGATTTTTCTGCACGAACAATCTTTCTTTCTTCTTGTCTTATTTTTGTATCTAATTTTTCAATAGACAGAACAGTATTAGATAATCCAGAGCCTTGTTCAATATGTGATTTAGATAAGAATCCAAAAATACCCATTGAAGTGATTAACATTAAAATCACTAATGCGATTGATAGATAGGTTTTTAAAAAATGACTTGTTTGTTTCCAGTTTTGATAAAGCCAACTTGCAGTTATAAGTTTTCCTATCTCTAAAACTATTCCCATAATAATAATGGGAATAAAAGCCGCAGGAAAAATTGCTGTAAGACCTATAATGGAATAGTACGCAGCTACTCCAGATATAGAAATTGCAACTATAAGAGTGAGAATTGCAAAGGACATTATATTTTATTTATCCTTTTTTATGCATCTGGGTCAGGGGTTTCCTTGACTAATCTGCCTCATCTACTGTATTACCATCATCTATCCATGATAGCACATCTACATAATCCATATTTGCAATTACTTTAGGTACATTAGAAATAACACTATCTGTATAGATAACTATGTATTCTTCTATTTCATTGCCATCGTTATCATTCATTTTTTTTACTGATTGTATTATTCTTGCCATTACATTTCCGCCTCGGCTGTGTAGCCATAATAATATGCGTATCCATGATTAAATGCACTAGCCCCAGATACATATGAAAATAACCATCCATAATCCATAGTATGTTGGGCTACAACACTTGTAATTTTAGTTCCATTATATATCAAGTACACGCCACCTGCTGTACCATCTTGGTGATATATGGTTGAAGTCGGTGTAGTTCTTTTCCTTGTCCTATATTGAACCCCAGATACATTGGCACATGCTGCACCATAAACTGCGTTTGCATTACCAAATACTACTCTTTGTCCAGCGTACTGGGAGTCTTCTCCCCAAGACATAGATGTTTCATAATATCTTTCACAAGCATGGGCTGTTGTTGACATATCTTGCCTAGCAAAAGTATTGGCTGTGGTACTCGTTTCCAATTGTACATCTGTTATATATAGATATTGGTCAACAGTAGTATCTGTAACTCCTGACCAAATAAATACAATTAAGTTTGATGTACTACCAGTATCTATTGAAATATTTTCTATTGTGTATGTTGCCCATGATGTGGTGGGTGATAAATCTGCTGGTGTATTTTCATATGTTGCATTAGCAATCAATGTAGGATTAGTACCCTCTGCTTCCCATGCACTTACTATATCACTCGTTACACTATCTGCTGTGCCTGACCAACTAACTACTGCTGCTCTAACATCATCTAGTTTATCCACAGCACTACACTTCATCTTAAATGATAAACTGACTGTCCCACCATCAGCTTCATGACAATTTATATGTTCTACGATTTGTGCTATTCCAAATTTCTTATTAATTGTTTCTACATCTAATCCTATAGACTTAGTGCTACCCCCATCAGGTGCATCACCTGACCGTGTTACATCTACTACGTCATCAGTATCGGATAAAAGTATCCATCTATCTGATACATAACTATCATCAGCATTTGTAACTACACTTACGTTGTTTACAATTGCATCTGTTATATATAGATATTGGTCAACAGTAGTATCTGTAACTCCTGACCAAATAAATACAATTAAGTTTGATGTACTACCAGTATCTATTGA